GTTGTTCGTAAACATAGTTCAATGTTGCGCTGGTGCATTGGTCGCGCAAATCAACGCTGTTGATGGTCACATTCGGATTCGATAGATAAACGCTGGTTGCCATGTTTTATTCCTTTTCGTTTGTGTCTTTAGTTTTAGCAGGTTTTTTGACGGTCTGTGTGGATATATGGCCGCCTTCGATCAGCGCTTCAATGTTTACGCCATCTAGATCGTCGCTGGTAACGACATCGCCAGGTTTAAAACCTGCAAGTCTTGCTGATGTAACTATGTAATTTGCCATGTTTGTTTCCTATGCCGTTTGTGCTTGAACATTTGCGGTCACTTCGTAACTTGGATATTCAACGCCGCCTATAAGCGTACTAGTCGGCCTGCCATCGGTAACGGCAATATTGGCCGCCAGTACCTTCGACATGATGTTAAGTAGCGATCTTTGCGCATCTAGGTTCGCTGGCCCTAGCGTGATGATTTTGACGGGAAACATTAATTTGACAATGTTGTAGTTCCAAGCGTCAAACGATGGCGCGTCAATGAACACGCATGGCGGCACAAGGTTTCTAGGGTCATTTACTACCTGCAGGCCGCTGACGGCTGTCAGCGTGGCTGTCAGATCGTCTAGCGCCTCATTAAACAGGTCGGTAAATGCAACGGGCATCAGGCCACCTGTGGGCGATCAACACCTAACAGTTGTTTAACCAATGGCGACAAACCGTTTGTTGATCCTGTCGACATGCCATCAAATGATGCAAAATCTGTTATTGATCCGCGTTGGCGGTACAGCGCGCCACCATACATAATGGTTGCTAATTTGACATCTTGGCTTGGCACAACTGTCAGCGAATCAAAATATCCGACTTCCTGCCTGCGGCGATAACAGAAAGAATTTGATGCCGCTGCGCAGATTGTTAGAAATGTTGTGTCGCCTGCCGTCGCTGTGCCAATGCCTATCCAATCCTCTATGTCTGTTGCTGTGATCCATGTGCAGACTTGCGTGTATGTGACAACACCTGAATAGTCTGCAACAAATTCAACTGCTGTGCCTGTGCATGCGTACAGCAGTTGGTTTGGTACGGCAACATTTGTGTTGTATAGAAATTCACCAGTTTCACCGTCAACGCCTTCGAATTGGTATTGCGGTAACGCTAAAACTGTGAATGTTCCAGTAAATGGTGCTGCTAAACCTGAAACCGCTACCGATTCGCCTAACGCGATCTCTGACGGTTCAAGCGTAGATATGCAGGCATAGTTGTCTAGCAGTTGTTTCGTGGCTGTTTTATATGTTGCCATAGGCGGTTTGGCCGCCTACGACTAGGCAACAACGATTGACTGAATGAACGACGATTTTGCAACGAATGTAGCGAAATAGCCGTAGTAACTAAATGTGCGGCCAAGTGTTGCAGGTACTTCTACCGACATAACGCCTTTTTGCTGTTCGTAGATTTCAAAACCTGGTGCGTAAACAACGAGCAGCGTTCCTGCTGCAAAGTTGTTGTCGACAACCATGTTTAGGCCGTACACGCTTTGGCTGGAATATTGCAGGCCAGTTGTGTTGCCGATGCCGTTAAATGTTGTCATTCCGCCGCCGTAGTAACTAAGTAGCGGTCGCTTGTCTGCGTCCAACTGCTGACCCAATTTTTGCCATACATCTGGACTGACACAAATGTGGGTCGGGAAGTAGTTGCTGTCCTCTGCAATTTCGCGCGCTGCATCATAGATTGATTCGATCAATGATGATGGATCAGTTGTATTGACTGTCCATGTTGAACCTGACGCTGTTTTTCCTGCGACAAGTGCATCGGCTGCAATGTTGTCTGTTGCGATCAGGTATTCGCCAGCCAAATCATTCAAAATCAAATTCATTGCTGCTGGATCGGTGAAATCCATGTCCTGAACTGACAATGTGACTTGTCCTGCGACAGTTGATTTTGTAACGACATTTGATGCGATAACCATTGTGGTCGCCGATACTGCAGCAAGTTCTGACGCTTGTGTTGCCGCGCTAGTGTGCGTGGTGATCGTTGGTCGAATAAAAGTTTTGCTTGGTGTGTTCGGCATTGCACGCGCACCAAATGCGCTTACAACTGGACGAACAAAATTTAGGTCCTGAAACAGCGGACCCATCACCATTTGATTTAACAAACCAGGTGTGTCTGTGCTTGCGATATCGCCTGCGGCTGCTTGCAACGCTGATTGATTTTTTGCGGCTGCTGCTTTGCATGCTTCTTGCACTTTGCGGAATGTGTCGCCGCCAATGTGCATCGCTGCCATGTATTCGCCAGGTGTTGGCATTTTAAATTCTTGTTTTGGCTGTGCCCAAAGTTTGTCAACAGTTGATTGTGCTGCTGCTTCAACTACTGGTGTTTCAATTTTTTCGGTCATGTCTGTTTCCTTTGTTGTGTCTTGATTTGATTGTATAGCAGGTTCTACTGGTGTTTCGTGGATAGTCTCATCGGCTGGTTTACTGGCCGCAACATGTTCAATGATCGCGCCGCTGAACGCGCCTTGACTAACCAGCGATAGTTCTGTCCATTCAGCCGATTCGACAACCATTGTGCCGTCGTCGTCGTAACTAAATTTGATCGGATTAACACCAACTGAAACCGCATCTATAACGCCGTCATTTGCAAGCGTCAAATACTCGTCGCCCAATCGTGTGGCGCTGATTTTGGCCGTGAACATCATGCCCTGTGGTGTGTCTACGCGTTCGACTAATTTGCCGATGATTTGGTTGCTGTCATGCTGTCCAAAAAGTTTCGGGTCTCGACCCGTGACTGGTAACGACCCTTGCAAAAATCGTACCCGTGTTCCGTCTGAAACTGTGGCTGTTTCGTCGTAGGTAACTGCAACACCGCTGATTGATCGGCGCGGCAATCCGTCTGCCGCTGCCGCATCAACCGTGATCTGTGAGGGGACTAATTTGATCATGATGGCAACACTACACTTTCTTCATCTGTTGTTTCGCGCATTTCGTCCATTGAGTATTCGCCTTTCAAATATTGTTCAACATCAAATTCGACATAGGTGCCGTTAGGTAGCACATTGTTTTGGCTGAGTGTGCCAGCAATGCAATCGGCATAAGCGCGAACACCAAATGTCCACAAATCCATGCGCGATTCCGCAGATGACTGGTACGAATACGACCCGACGCTGATGCCTGCCAAATATGGCGGAATATTGCACAATCGGGCCATTTCCATAGCCTGAAATTCAGCGCTATCAATCAACAGCATTTTGTCAGGTGATGTCATTGTTTCTGTGTAGGTAACAAATTCGTTTAATGCGGCTGTTTGGTTTGTTTCGCGTGCCGCGTTAAATGATGCCGCTAAATCTGCCAATTCCTGTGCGCTTAACGGTTCGCCGCCTGTTTGTCGAAGTACGCCAGCAGGAATGGCCGATGATGCGTTTCTGTAGCGTGCATTTTCTAGTTTTAACGCTGTTGCGACGGCTTGTTCCGACATGTAAATGATGCCCTGTATTGGCGACAAAAATTGGATCACATCATCAGGATTTAATTCAGCGCCTTGAAACATAATTTGTTTTGATGGTGCAAACCAAACTGGCCCTGATTGATCCAATGTTTGGATCATCGCAGCAGGTATTCGTGTAAACGCTGTTGGATAATTGTCAGCCGTTCTCGCAGTCACATAGAGGAACGACCTTCCAAAAAAGAATAGGTCGTCCAGTAACCAGGCAAGTGTAAATGAATTGGGCACACTTGGATCGATGCGGCGCAACCATGTGCGCGGCGCTAACGGCACTTTTTCCATTTCGTTGCCGTTCCAAATTTCGGTGTACATCTTTAAATTCATGCAACTAATGACGCTGGCCATTAGATCGCGTGCGCGGCTAATTGTCGGCACACTCATTGCGCGGTTGCGCGCTGGTCCTTCAATGTAGGAATAATATTGGCCGATCATTTGCGCGCCACCATTGTTCACGCTGTTTGTGTAGTAACTAGCGGAACCAGCAGCAGCCGCTTTTTGTGGTTGCGGTGAAATTGCTGCCTTGCTTACTGTGCGATTAAAAATGCCCATGCGCTAAGTATGCCACCAAACTATTTGACCGTTGTGTATAGGCGACCGCCAAGCATCAACCGAGAAAGTAAGGCACTCGACGGCCGCCCGACGAAATACTAGCCATTTGCAACAACGATCATTGGTTTTCCTGTTGTGGTTGGTCGTGATGCCAGCGCCGCTGACCATACTAGACAGCGCGCTAATTCGATTGGGCCTGGTGATCGTTGCGATGATAACGCGATGCTGTTTTGTGACCGTACTGCGACGGCACGCTGGACATGTTCAGCCAGCATTGTTTCGCCTGTGTGCCACAACAGTTTTTCGTGAATCATTGATCTTATGCGAGGCGTAAATTTTAGGATTTCTGCGTATCCGACGACGATGCGGCGACGCTCTAACGCTGTTGGCCAATGAATGTCGATTGATGGCGATATAGCAAATTTGACTGTTGAATCTTTAGCAATTTGATTGACTTCGTTCAACATTTGATCGTAGGTATCCGCAACAAACGCAACGGTGACGATTGTGCGACGGTCGGGCAACACAACCGATCTGACACCGAAATAGCGTTCGTCTGTTAGTGATGATTCAATGGCGACGACACCGCCAGCAGGTATCGAATCGGCATATTCCAATTCTGTCCAAATTCCAGGCTGAATCCAAGACTTGTCGCTGGCGACCCATAGGTTACAACTGGCGCGTAAGAATGATATGCGGTCAGGATTTTCGGATTCTGCTGCAATCGTTTTCATGTCCAATGTTGTGCCCAATGCAGGATTCGCATATGGCCAAGCCTGTGGATTCATTGGTGATAAGTCTGGCGGCGGCGACCATTCTGCAAAATAAAGTGTTGACGGTTCATGTTTGTCAATTTGTCGCAATCCTTGTTCACGCCAACGCAACATCGCGGTCGATGCTTCTGTTCCAGCGGTAGACCACATAGACAACAATGGTGATCGTTGTGCGCGTTGCGCTGGCAATAAACCGCCATCGACTACTTCGCGGTTGATGTCCCAACATTCGTCAGCCACAATCAGGCTGGCTGACATGCCGTGCCCAACCGAATTGTTAGCGGCCCGAATAAACCAGCGTGACCCATCAGGCATCGTGACACTATTGCGGCCGTAACTAGACATCAGTTTTGCGTTGAAATGTTTTTGCAAAATCGGTGCCAAATAATCGTAAAGCATGACCGCTAAATCCAAGCGATGCGCCGTAGACAAAACAGTTTGCGGTTTATCACGCACACTCGACATAGAAGTCAACCACCAACCAACCAACGCAGCCAACGCAACAGTTTTACCGTTCTGCCGCGCAGTCGAAACCAAAGAATAACGATGCACCAAATCACCATCATCACCAAACGCCAACTGACCATCTAAAACGCGCTTCTGCCAATCCATCAAATCCATATTCAGATATTGGGCAGACCATTTAGCCACCTCAGACCCGAACGATCCAGCGTGATCCGCCACCATCGTTTCCAATCGCGGCTGCGCATGGCCAGTTAGCGCCAGTTCAGGCTGGTCATTTGCGATAGAGAAGGATTGGGTCGGGGACAATTCGGTTCGCGTATAAAAAAACGGTTTTGATTTTTTTATTTCAATTCCGTTATCGCGTAAGGCTTCGGCGCGTGCATGCCCTCGCATGTTTGCTTTTGCGCTTGAATATAGATGTGCGCGTGTGTTGTTGCATTTGGCGCATGATGGCACCAGGTTTTCTAGTTCGTGTCCGCCGCCTCTGTCTACTTCGATTAGGTGATCTGCTTGTGTGGCTGGTTGTGTGCCGCACCAGTGGCATAGTGGATTG